GTATGGCAATTAATCAAAGAAGAGAAGTTAAACGGATGGTCTATTGATGGATTATTTGAGTTTAAAATAGATGACAGTTTATCCGATAACGAAATCGAGCAAATGATTGATGAGGTGTTAAATAGCACCAAAAATTAACTTAATGGTATTTAAAAATATATGGAAAAAAGTCAATTAATCGAAAAGGTAAAAGAGTTCATCGTAAAGTTGACCTCTCAGCCGGTAGCGGAGCCTGTTAAATTGGGTGAGGCTATGACCAGTGATGGTAAAAAAATCATGTTCGAAGGTGACGTTATTTCTGAAGGTGCTAACTTATTAATGGTTGATGAAGCTGGAAATCAAGTTCCTGTTCCTAATGGTGATTACACTATGGAAGATGGTACAGTTGTTTCAGTTGTAGATTCTAAAGTATCTAAAATCACTGTTAAAGAAGAAGAAGTACCTTCTGAAGAACCCGCTAAAGAACCTGCTCCAGTTGAACCTAAAATGGCTCAGCTTGAAAGTCAAGTTAACCAATTACAAAAGCAAGTTGAAGATTTAACTAAGCTTAACGCTGAATTCATTGAACAGCAAAAAGTTGTTATGAGTTCGGTACAAAGTTTACTTGAAACTCCTGTGCAAATGTCTAAACAAGAACCAAATCGTGAATTACGTTCTTTTGAAAAGCACTTAGCTGAACAAAAACGTCGTAACGAATTGTTAAAAGGTTTATGAGTAAATATAAATTTTCAGATTCAGTTAAACCCGTAACCGTAGAGGTATACGAAAATGGCTTGTATATTAACAAACAAGTTGTAGGTATATTTCCTTATGGTATCCAATCGGGTGTTATAACTGAGGACATGCTAACGGATTCAATGTGCGAATACTTAATGACAAAACCTGAGTACGCTCATACATTTGTTAGTAACGATAATAAAGAAACAAAAACAAAAAATAAAAAATAAAAAATCATGGCTATATCTTACACCGCTGTAGAATTTCGTGGTAAAGCTACTCCCGAAATTTTCAAAGAGCTGTATTTCTCTAACGACACTTTGGACAAAGGTTTAGTAACCTTCCAAGATGACGTAAAATACGACACAATCTTCAGTGACGCTGCTGTTACTGTAACTCAACAAGCTTGGACTGCTGGTTCTCCTTCAGCTTCAGGTGCTATCACTTTAACTGATACTCAAATCATCCCTGTAAAGGTTGAGTATTATGATGAATTCATCCCTTCTGCTGTACTTGCTGGACGTTACAAAACCTCTGCTAAAAAAGGTATTTGGAATGACGTATCCGATGAATTTATGCGTGTGGTTCTTGATGACCTAATCGCTGGTAAAGTTTCTGCTGATGCTGAAGCTAAATTCTGGAATGCTGCTAAAACTGCTACTAAAACTGCTGTTGCTGCTTTAACTCCTGGTACTGGTCAAGCTTCTGTAGGTGCTGCTGAACAAACTTACGTTGCTTCTTTAACTGCTTCTCAATTTGATGGTGTTGTAACTCGTATGATTTATAACGCTGGTGCATTAGGTGGACGTGTTAAAGTTGCTGGTACTACTATCAGTTCATCTAACATCGCTACTGAATACGCTAAAGCTTACGCTGCTATTCCTGCTGTTAACTTAGCTGGTTCTGAAGCTCCTGTAATCTATGCTCCTAAATCTCACAAGCAATTAATTAACTTATCTAACTTAACTGCAACTAACTTTATAAAAGTATTTGACGTTCAAGGTGGAGAATATTACTATGCTGGTTTAGTTATTAAATTTGTTCCACTTCCTGAGAACTGTGTAGTAATTGCTAAACCTTCTGACCTTCACTGGTGTACTGACACAACTTCTGACATCACTATGATGAAAGTTATGCCAGTATCTAACTTCAGCAAAACTTGGGGTTATAACGTAGCATTCACTGAATTTGCTCACGTTACTCACCAATCTGCTAACGTACTTTATTTAGGATAATAACAAGGGGGTGTAATTCCCCCTTATTTTAAAACAAAAAAAATATGCCTTGCGCTTTAACATCTGATTATTCTTACGTAGGTTGTAAGGGTGGTGCTGGTGGAATACGTCGAGTACTTATAACTGAGTACGCTAACGTAAACAAAACCACTACCGTAATTGCTTCCGGTGTAATAACTACCTTAGGTATGGTAACTACAAAAGAGTTCAAAGAATACCTATTGGATAAAGAGATGGGAATGTTTACCGATAACATGGCTCAAACTCTTGCTAACGGTACTATCGTTTACACTCCTGTAATCGACTTTACCGTAAAAGGGCTAACAACTGCTTTAATTCAAGAGCTTAAGTTAGTAAGTCAAAATACCTTAATGATGATTGTAGAAGATGAAACCGGTTCATACTGGATGTTCGGATACGGTCGTGGTATGGATTTATTAACTGCTTCTAAAGAAAGTGGTACAGCACTTGGTGATTTCCGTGGACAAAAACTTCATTTTGAAGGCAAAGAATCTGAGCCTATCTATGGAGTGAGTTCAAGCATCATCACTGCTTTATTGTCACCTGCCGCCTAATATATATCCCTCGTTGGGAAAGAAGAGCCTCACAAATAGTGGGGCTTTTTTTATTTATGCCAAAATAAAATTTAATGGTATTTATAAATAGTGATTAAATTAACTACAAATACAACTCAAAACGTTTATTTAACTTTAACTGAAAAGGTTACTTTAACTAATCCAAAGTTCTTATTTGAGTTTATAAATAACGAATCGCAATCTAAATACTATTGCATTTCTGCTAATTTTTCGACACATAAAGGGAGATTTGACGTATTTAGTATTCAAATTATGACATCTCCTAACAATCTTATAGGGCAAATAAGCCTATCTGTTGGAGAATATGATTATAATGTTTACGAACAAACAAGTACAACTAATTTAAATCCGTCAGGACTTAATAAGTTAGAGAATGGAAAGTGTATAGTATTTAATTCATCACCAAGCACTACAACTGAATACAACGGTGCTTCGCTTACAGATGTAATTTATGAAGGAGCTTAAAAAATTATCCGACAATATATATTTAGTTAATCTCAAGGCACAACAAGCCCCTGAGAATTATTTAAATAAGTCAAAAGGTATTATCTCATGGGGTAAGAAAAATGATTATCCCTCTTACTTACTTTATTTATATGAGAATCACGCGGAACATGGCGGTATTATTAATGGCAAGACGCGCTATGTTGTCGGTACTGAAATCGTACCAAGCGTTGATACTAACGAAGTTAAAGCGTTCTTAAGTAAGGCTAATCCTTATGAAAGTTGGTTTGAATTATCTAAAAAATTAAAAAAGGACCAAACTATTTACAATGGTTATTCAGTTAAAGTAACTACTAACATGCTTGGAGTTCCTTTATACTTTGAGCATATAGATATGGGACGGTTAAGAGTGTGCGATGATTTATGTTCGGTTAAATACTCCGAAGATTGGTCTAAGTATCACACCGACTCAATAGAATATCAATTATTTGACTTTGCTAAAATAGGCACCAAACAGGTTGGAGAGTTTATTTATATTTATAGGTCGTATTCTCCGAAGGTAGATAGTATACAATCAGCATATCCTAATCCGGAATACCTTTCATGTATTTTAGACATCGACACGGATATCGAGATATCACAGTTCGGTAATTCACTTATAAAAAATGGTTTTAGTGCTGGACATATTATAACAATATTCTCAGGTGAACCAACAGAACAAGAAAAGGAATCCATTAATGACCGTTTATTAGAAGCGTCAACGGGTTCTAATCAAGCCGGTAAGGTATTAGTATCCTTTGCACCAAAAGACGGTAAAGGGGCTGAAATTACTTCCGTTAACGTATCGGATTTAGACAAACAATACCAAGAGATAAGCAAAAGAAACTTACAAAAAATCTTAACAGGTCATAACGTACCTGGTGTTCTTTTCAAAATCCAAACAGAGGGTAAATTAGGTCAACGTAACGAACTAATCGAAGCGCATGAGTTATTTATTAACGAGTACGCAAAGCCTGAGCAGATGCCTTTTAATGAGCTTTTAAAGAAGTCATATAAAGCACGTTCCGGACAAGATGTAGATTTTGAAATTAAACAATTCGAGCCTATTGGTTTAGAATTACCTTTGGATAATCAAAATATTATTAACTTATTACCTAAGGAGGTAGTTGTTGATTATATAGTTAAAAAATACGGTTTAGATTTAAATACTTCCGTTACTCAACCCACCAACGTACAGCCAGTTACTCAAGTTAACGAAGCTTTAAAAGGTTTAACAGGTAGACAGATGCAAAACCTAATGAGAATAGTTAGGAAGCACGAAAGAGGGGAATTAAGCAAGGACCAAGCCTTAGTATTAATTAAAGGAGGTTTTGGGGTTACTGATTCCGAAGCTATGACTTTATTAAACGCTGCTGAAGATGTTAAATTTGCACTTCAAACCAAAGAGCAAAAATTCTTTGAATTAATTAACAAATACGGTATTGAGTTTAGTGATGACCAAGTTTTAGAACTCGAAGATAACAGGGTGCAATTAGCATCAGGGTTTAACCTTAATTCTTTACGTAATTCAATTTTAAACATATTTAAAGGTAATCCCGATACTGAATCAAGCTTTTTAAAAAGGCTCTTTGGAATAGGCTCTAATGACGTAAATAAGCAAATTGATTGGTTAGAGAAAAAAGGGTTAGTAGAAAAAAAAGATGGTTCATACTATCCAACCGAAAAGGCTTTAAATAAAGAAACTAACGAAATAGACTCAGAGGTTGTAACGCTTTATACTTATGAAAAGCGTGAAGATGTTGACGGACCAACAATAAAAGACACCACCCGACAATTCTGTAGGGACATGTATAATAACACTCATAGAGGTGGTAAAAAAGTAGGATTAAGTTACGAAATGATAGATAACATCTCTAATGAGTTTGGTGAGAATGCTTGGGATTATAGAGGTGGTTGGTATAATGATGGAACAGAAACAACACCTTGGTGTAGACACGTGTGGCAAGGGCAAACAATTTTAAGAAAAAAATAATGGCACTCTGGATAGGACAAGAATACTTAAAAAGCAAATCAGTAATAAACGACAACGCTGATTTTCAAATATTAAAACCTATAATACAAGCGGTTCAGGATTTATTTATTGAACCTATTTTAGGCACTAAACTTTACAAACAAATAGATACTCAGATTACAAATAATACTTTAACAGCAGCCAATCAAACACTACTTAATGATTATATTCTTAAGTGTATGTTATGGTATGTAATGGCTGAAAGTTCTAAAGTGTTTAAGTTTAGATATACTAACAAAGGTATAGTAGTTAAAACAGGCGAAAACTCCGAAGCTATAAGCACGGATGATTTGAAATTCATAGTTGATGATTGGAAAAACTACGCTGAGGTATACGCTGAAAAAACTATAAACTATATCGTACAAAACGAAAGTAGCTATCCTGAATATTCTAACAATAACGGAGTGGATGAAATATTACCTAAGGGTAGTGGATTTGATTCTCCATTTTATTTACCTGATCCATTTGTTAAGAACTGGAAGGATAGAAAAAACGCAGGAAACTTTTAATGAATAAAACGGATAAAAAAATAATCGAGTATCTTTTAAAAACTAAATTGAGTGCTTACATTAAACCAGATAGTCAAGAAGTTAGAAACATTCGCAAACGACCACAAGCAACTAAGCGGTAATTTTCTGTTTGGTCAGTTTTACGATTATGTGGCGGATAAGGCAGAGCAATATCCTGCTATGATTGTTTATTTACAGCCTAACCAATTATCTGAGAATACAGATACATATACTTTTCAAATTACAATTTGTGACCGTTTAAAAAAGGATGATACTAACGAAATCGAAGTATTAAGTGATACTAACTTAATCGCTAAGGATTTAATAACATACTTTAAGAACTCACCAACGGAACGAGATGTAATAATAAACACTTCAGTTACTTTGAATGACTTTTCAGATAGAGAAGATTCAGAAACTGCTGGATACTTTTTTGATATAACATTTAGACAAAATTTTGATTATAACTATTGCGACATACCACTATGATAACTAAAACAACTATAACACGTCCAAACGATACCACTGCATACGCTACCGGAGATGTAATAAATGCGAGTGGCTCAACAACTCCTATTTTATTGGATTTAGGAAAACTTACAAATAATTCATTTGTATTTCAAACACATTTAATAAGCTCAAACGCTTCAAGCACACCAAGTATTGATGTTTACTTTTTTAGTGCATCTTTTACTATTGCTGCTGACAATGCTGCTTTGGCTCCAAGTGCTGCTAACTTAGGTACTTATTTAGGTAAAATCAGTCACACCTCATGGACTGCATTTTCTAATGGTAAGATATCAAGTTCAAAAGCTGATGCTCCGATAGGACTTCAGGCCATAAGTCAGTACTCAGGTGGAACAACTTTAACAACTGATTCAGCTTATATTTATGCTGTATTGGTAGCTGCTGGAGCATACACCCCAACCGCTAACGAACAAATCACTTTAAAGGTAGACGTTGATTAATGAGGTTACAGCCTGTTAATTTATTCGGTACTAAGAAACAATCGGGGATTGGGAATATATGGTTCTCAGTCCCTGAATTTATTACATTATCGGATACAACTCCGTCGGCTGGATTTACAATTAACGGTGAGAACTTGCCACTAAATGGTACGGTTCAGGTAACATGTTCAGATAATTTAGAAGTAACGGACTTTTTAGCCGGATACCCTCCTGTATGGAGTTCAACTCTAACTATCCCATATCAAGGTTATAACTTAGCGACTGCTCCCGTAGCTGGTAATAAATGTTATCAAGTTAGATTAAAGCCTAATCAAGCTTATAACGTATATAACGAAACTTTAACTTGCACAGTTGGAGATGTTACTTCGACTTTAAATTGCACAGGAACGACTAATTTTAATTTAAATAACTTAGCTGTTTATTTAGATGCTTCAAATACTGATTCTTATTCCGGTACTACTTGGAATAATTTAGTTGCTTATAACCCAAGATTAACAAATACAGGAGCTACATTTAGTTCTTTAAACTATGGTAGTTTTTCTTTATCAGGTAGTAATTATTTAAGTGGAGTATATAACGACCCTTTCACGGACTTTACTTGTATGATTTGGTTTAAGTGTACAAGCATAAATGCAAGTCAAACATTATTAACTTTTGGTAAAACGTCAAGTCCTTATGCTTTTGTTGAAACTCAATTAAATGCTACAAATAACTCCTCTATTTTTACATATTGGAATGGTTCAGGTTCTAAAAATTCTTACATACCTGAAACTACTCCGAATGGAGATTATAACGATGGTACTTGGCATTCATACGTAGTAACAAGGAGTGTAACAAATTCGCCTTATACTGAACATTATGTTGACGGAGTATTAATAACCACTACATTAAGGAATGGCGACCAAACTGAAACATGGGGAGGTTTACCCGGTCAATTAACCTTAGGTGTTAACTATATAGGTAACATCTCACTAATTAAATTATTTAAAAGAGTTTTAACATCTACTGAAATTCTTTACGAACATAACATTTATAAAAATAGGTATTTATGAGAAAAACTTTAAAGGTTGTTGCATTTGGTGGTGGACCAGCGGACGCATTTATAAAAGCTGCAGGAATAACAGACAGTACACAACAAACAGCTATTAAAACATTGGTTAATGATTTAAATGGTTACGGGTTATGGACTAAAATGAAGGCTATTTATCCGATGGTAGGTGAAACTGCAAATTCACATAAATTTAATTTAAAAGACCCAAGAGATTTAGATGCTGCATATAGATTAGTATTTAGTGGTGGTGGTACGCATTCTGCAAATGGATATCAAACTAACGGAGTTAATGCCTTTGCTGAAACTTACTATAATCCTTCAATAAATTTAACTGATATAAATAGTAATCACATTTCAATATATTCAAGAACTAATAATCAAGGTGGCTATGATATTGGAGGAGGTACTGGTTCTATTATAGTTGACATTGAGATAAACAGCGGTAATCCTTCTTATAATTGGAATATGGCTTCTTATTTTAGTCATAATAATTCTAATTCTCAAGGACATTATATTAATACTCGTACAGCTTCAAATGCTTTTAAATTAATTAAAAATGGAAGTACAGTATTAGGAAGTGCAACAGGTACAGCAGGTGCTACAAAGCCAAATATAACATATCATATCAGTAAGCTCGCAGGTATGGGAGTACCTTTTGCAAATCGTCAATATGCCTTTGCCACAATAGGCGAAGGGTTATCGGATACCGAAGCTGCTAATCTTTATACCTCTATACAAAAATTTCAAACTACATTGAATAGATTTGTAGGTACTCCTATTTATCCTTCGTTTGATTCCGATGCTCAGTCCTTTATGACATCTGCAAGCATAACAGATAGCACACAACAAGCTGCTATTAATTATTTAGTAACCGACTTAAAATCTAATAACCTTTGGACTAAGATGAAAGCGGTTTATCCGATGGTTGGAGGTAATGCTACCGCTCACTCTTATAACTTAAAAGATATTACAAAGTTTCAAATAACTTGGAACGGTGGAATTACACATGACTCAAATGGAGTTTTAAGTAATGGAATTAATGGTTATGGAAATACTAATTTTAATTTATCTACAAATTCAACAGCTTCAAATATATCAGCAGGTATATATTCAAGAACAAATATTAATAGTGGACCTTCAATAGGTGCTGTTACAGCAACATATAGAGGATTACAAATAACCGCTAAATTTACTGATAATAATACGTATTATGGAGCTAATGATTTTATTGTAGATGGTTCAGGAAATTATGTTACTAATACTCAAAAATTATTTATAGTAAATAGAGAAGGGGTTGGAACTAAAAAATTATATAGAGATGGTATTGCAATAAATACAGCTACATCAATAGAGAGTGTTGTTCCTAATCTTAATGTTTATTTATTATCAAGAAATTATAATGGTGCAACTGATGGATTTGATTCAAAACAATTAGCATTTTCATTTTTAGGAGATACATTGACTTCAGTTGATGTAACTAATTTAAATACAATAATTCAAAACTACCAAACAATTTTAAATAGACAAGTATGATAGTATATAAACTAAAATCACAAGACGTAGACAAGGTAAAGGGCGGACAATTCGCACCTGATTGCTACTTTAATCCCGTTCAAGATGTTGACGGAAACTGGATAATCTCAATAGAAGAGTTAGAAGGTATACAAAATCCTGACTTCATGTTTTTAACTTTAAAAGAAGATGGGGAGTATATTAATGTAACTCCGATAGAATATAAACCTGTACCTCCACCTCCGATGCCATGAAATTTAGCGACTTAAAATTCACAAGTGCTGATATGGTTAAACTCGTTGGTTTCTTAGGTGTTATCGGAATGATGTGGGCTGACCTTAAAAGCTCATACGTTTCAATGCAAAAAGATGTCGAGTTTTTACAATATCAAATCAATGAGATTAAAAAAGAAAACCCAAAGATAGCTGCTGTACTACCAAAATCAATAGAGTTAGAACGTGAATAATTATTCTTTAATAGGTGTTTTAATAGCTTTAATCGGAGTCCTTAAAGGTAAAGAGGTATGGGAATATTTAAAATCCCGTAATGACTCAAAAGGAAACAAAGACCTAATTAAACTATACGAAACACAATTAAATGAATGTAAAGAGCGTTCCGATGAACTGACCAAAAAGAACGAAGCACTATCGGAAAGGTTACAAAAACACTTATTAAAATCTAAGGGAAATGGACTTAAGCAAAATAAAAGAGATTAACTCTAAATTAAGAAAAGCACACTTTTTAAGCCAATGCGCTCATGAGTCGGGTAACTTTACTTTTTTAAGTGAGAATTTAAATTATTCAGCCGACGGACTTTTAAAAATATTCCCTAAGTACTTTGATAAAGCCTTAGCGTTAAGCTACGCTCGTAATCCTCAAAAGATAGCTAATAGAGTATATGCTAATCGTATGGGTAACGGAGATGAATCGACCGGAGATGGATTTAAATTTAAAGGACGTGGTTATATTCAATTAACTGGTAAATCTAACTATGCTGAGTTCTCTAAATATATTGGCGAAGATTGTTTAACAAATCCCGATTTAGTTTCGGTTAAATACCCATTAGAGTCCGCTGCGTTCTTTTTTACAAAGAATAAACTATGGGCAATCTGTGATGAGGGGGATAGTGAGGATGTTATTAAAAAACTAACTAAACGAATCAACGGAGGTCTGCACGGAATAGATGACCGAATAAAAAAATTTAAAAGTTATTATATATGAAAAAATTTTTAGTATCTTTGTTCCTCGATGAAGTAGGGAATGTATCGAGCAAGAGAGTGTGTGGCGTTCTTTGTATAGTATCGTTATGCGTCACAATGTTTGCCAACCAGTTCACTCCCGAACACATAAAGCCTTCCGATACCTTAGTTGATACCGTTGGATTGTTAGCCTTTGGATGTTTAGGCTTAACAAGTGTAGATAAGTATACTAAAAAAGATTAGGTCATGCCCCGTAAGGCAGCCTCCCCCCAAGTAATGATGTGTGATGTGGGGGGTTCTTTTTTGGTTTCTAATCTTAAGAATGCAGGACTTAAGTAATGAAACCTTAAAGCCCCTTCGGGGGCATTATTTATGAAATACATAAGAGAAATAATAATATTAGGACTTTTAATAGTTATATTCTTATTGGTCCGATGTCAGGATAAAACTATCGAGTATAAAAGTATAGTAACACCAGTTGAAAAAACTATCTATAAAAAAGGTAAAAATATACATCATGTAAAAGTTAAATCTAAATTTATACATGATACTATCAAATTAACTAAATTAGACACAATTAGAATCGTTGAAGCCTACAATTCAATGAATGTCTATAAAGATACTTTGAACTTTGACTCATTAGGGTACGTGAGCATAACGGATACCATTTATAAGAATGAATTATGGTCAAGGTCTGTAAAATCAAAGATTAACAAATTTGAAACTATTAAAATATTGAATCCTAATAAGTTTTTTATTGGGTTTGATTTGGGGATGAACTATATAGGCACCTCAGCAATTTTA